ATTGGGAAGATTTTCCCTGAAAATGGCTCGGCCAAACATTATTTGGAGTAAAATGGATTTTTATGAGTGAATCGACCGAGATTGCCCGAGTTAGGGACGAATCGGCTTACCGGGGTGTGCCAAACCCGCGTATTCACACTAAATTGACCGATTACCCCTCTTACGGCGAGCAAATGATTAAGTTTTGCGAGGAAATTGGCTATGAACTGCTCCCCTGGCAACAATGGCTGGCTCATCACTCGCTAAAGTACAAGCCGGACGGCAGATGGGCTCACCCGGTAGTCACCTTGCTGTGCGCTCGGCAACAGGGCAAATCAACCTTTATGGCTCTCCAGATATTGTTTAGAATCTACGTACTCAAGGAGAAGCTTCAAGTCCATACGGCTCACAAGCTCACAACTTCAGCCGAATTGTTTTATAAGATATATGGAATTATCGAGCAGACCCCTCGATTAGCTGCCGAATTCACCAAGAAGCTGGAATCCAAAGGATTTCAAGAATTACAATTCACCGAAGGCCGCCGATATATCGTAAGAGCTAATAACTCAGCTGGTCGAGGTATCGCCGCTCCTGAGACTATCCATTTAGACGAGGCTCGCGAATATAAAGATGAGGATGTCTGGTCTGCTCTGCGATATACCCAAATGGCTAGCCCAAATCCTCAAATATGGGTTTATTCAAATGCTGGGGATCAACACTCGATTGTCCTAAACAAATTACGAGAGAGAGCGCTAGCGGCTATTCACGGCGGGTCGGACGATATTGGCTGGTTCGAATGGTCAGCACCTAACGGCATTAAGTTCGATAACTCACCAGACTTTTGGTTAGGTGTCTGCCAAGCTAATCCGTCATTAGGTTACACAGTTCATCCGGACAATATTCGGGCAGTCCTGTCAGACCCCGAAGATATTGTTCGAACCGAAGTCTTATGTCAATGGGTCGATACCATAAACCCAGTTATCAATCCGTCCCAATGGGAAGCTTGCCAAGTTGAGGGACTTCGGCTCAACCCTGAGGGAGATACTTGGTTAGCTATTGATCTCAGTCCAGATAGAAAGCAAGCAGCTTTAGTAGCTAGCCAGAAACTTGAGGGCGATAGATTTCAAGTTATCTTGCTGCAAACTTGGCACAATCCATCTAACCTCGATGATAAATCGCTGGCTAATGATTTGGCGGATTGGGTGCGCAAATACCCTGTCCAGCTGGTTGCTTACTCGGCCAGAACCGCTTCAGCTGTGGCAGCGCGATTAGCCCCGGCTGGGATTAGGACTGAACCTATTGATGGTCTTGACTATGCGCAAAGCTGCGATGAATTGCTTGGAGCAATTTCATCTCAGCGGTTGGCTCATTCCGGACAAGAAGAGCTGACCCGCCAATGCCTAGCCGCCGTAAAGCTCCCTTTCGGCGATGGCGGCTGGGTAATGGGGCGAAAAGTATCTAATGCGATTATCTGTGGAGCGGTAGCTTCAGCGATGGCTACCCATTACGCCACTAAAGCAAATGATGGCGTCGATATAGTTATCTTGTAGCACAACACCCCTACAATTTAGCCAAATGGGTGCTATTAGAGATTTCTTCTTTCCAGAAGTAAAAGCCGCAACACCGCAAAAGGTTAGTGATGTTACCGCTGCATTGACGCCAGTTCAAATTAGCGATTCCGTTTACAACATACTAGGTGGAGCAACAAATACAACACGGCAGTTAGCTATGAGCGTACCTTCAGTAGCTCGCGCTCGTAACATTATCTGCGGCACAATCGGCTCACTACCTTTGACAACATTTAACCGCATTACTGGTCAATATGTAGATCCGCATCGCGTTATTAATCAACCTGATCCCAGAGTCGCTGGATTTGTTATTTATAACTGGTTAGCTGAAGATATTTGGTTATACGGCGTCGGTTATGGTCAAGTTTTGGAAATGTATTCTGCAACAGATGGCGGTCGCGTTCGAGCCTGGACTCGCGTCAGCCCAGACCGGGTAACAGTTGATACAAATTTTAAGAGCACAGAAATAACCGGCTACAAAGTCGATGGTATGTCAGTTCCCATTTCTGGCGTTGGTTCAATTATTCGCTTTGATGGCCCAGATGAAGGATTACTACATAGAGCTGGTAAAACAATCGCAGCAGCTGTTTATTTAGAAAACGCAGCGGTTAATTATGCTAAAGAACCTGCTCCGTCAATGATATTAAAGTCTAATGGCACAAATCTGACTGGCGAAAGAGTTTCAGCATTATTAACTGCCTGGAAGAGTGCTAGACAAACACGTTCAACAGCTTTCCTAAACGCAGATGTAGATTTGAAAGAGTTTGGTTTTGATCCTAAGTCTTTGCAGCTTGCAGAGGCTCGCCAATACGTTGCGCTTGAGTTAGCTCGCGCTTGTGGCATCCCTGCTTACTTCTTGAGCGCCGAAACTACTTCAATGACATATAGCAACGCGGTTAGCGAGCGGCGCTCACTTGTTGATTTCTCACTTCGTCCAATACTTAAGGCGATAGAGGAAAGACTGTCACTGCCGGACTTTGTACCTAATCCGGTTATGACTCGATTTGCACTTGACGATTTCCTACGCGGTAACGCTTTAGAACGCGCTCAAGTTTATGAAATCCTAAATCGTATTGGCGCGATGAGTGTCGAGCAGATACAAAGAGAAGAGGACTTAATTCCAAATGAGAATTAATATGCCAATGGTCGTAACTGCGGCCGATACAGTAAAGCGCACTATTTCAGGAACTATCGTCACTTGGAACGAGCAGGGTAACACTTCAGTAGGCCCAACAGTTTTTGCTGCTAATTCAATCGAAATGAAGCCAGTAAAGTTGTTACTTGAGCACGACCGCACTCGTCCAATCGGCAAATTGATGTCTCACGAAGTCACTAAAGATGGAATTGTGGCTACGTTCAAAATCGCCAACACTATGGCCGGGGAAGACGCGCTAATCGAAGCCACAGAAGGTCTGCGCGATGGTTTTAGCGTTGGCGCACAAATTAACGAATGGGTTAATGCAAAAGGCGTAATGCAAATTACGGCTGCAACCTTAGATGAAGTTTCCTTAGTAACTGATCCTGCAATTGACTCAGCTCGAGTTTCTGAAGTTGCAGCATCCGAAAATGAAGCACCAGAAGATTCCGCTCCGGCAACCGCCGAAGAGGACAAACCAACCGAAGGAGAACAAGTGTCAGACACTACCGTTCCAGCTCCTGCCGAAGAAACGGTAGAAGCTGCCAAGGTGGAAGCCGCTGCGCCACGTCCAGCGTTTTACACCGCTCCTCGCCTTGAGTTCACAAAGGCGAAATATCTAGAGGCATCCGTTCGCTCCAAAGTATTTGGAGATGACGAGTCTCGTCAGTACGTTATGGCTGCAGATGACACCACAAGCAACAACGCTGGTCTCATCCCAACACGTCAGCTAACCGAGGTAATCAATCCTCTATCAAATGCAGACCGCTCCACCATTGATGCAATTTCAAAGGGTGTTTTGCCAGATGCAGGAATGACTTTCGAAATTCCAAAGATTACAGCTGTACCAACAGTTGCAGATGTAAACGAGGCTCAACCAATTGGTGAGACCGGAATGACAAATAACTTCTTGACTGTAAATGTCAATAAGTACGCAGGTGGTCAGACATTCAGCGTTGAGCTTTTAGATCGTTCAAACCCACTATTCTTCGAAGAGCTCGTACGCCAAATGGAGTATGCATACGCACTAGCTACCGACCAGTTCGTTGCCGGAGCTTTGCTCAGCAATGGTCAAGCAGCTGCAACAGCAGTAGATAATACCGCTGCCGGACTTCTCGGATTCGTTGCCGAAGCTTCAGCTGAGGTTTACAAGGATTCACTAGGCTTCGCTAGAAACATCATCGTAACCCCAGAACAATGGGCAAAGATTATGAGCTACAACGATGCTGGCCGTCCAATTTACAACGCATCTCAACCACAAAACGCTGGTGGTGTAGTAACACCTGACAGCCTACGCGGTCAAGTTGCAGGACTAAACCTTTATGTATCTCGCGCACTCGGATCACTAACAGTCGCTCACCCATCACTTCCACTAGGCGATGGTTCAATGATTGTTGTTAATCCAGATGCTTACACTTGGTATGAGTCTTCACGTTTCCGTCTACAAACCAACGTAGCCCTAAACGGACAAATTGAAGTGGCCTACTACGGCTATGGCGCACTAGCAGTTAAAATTGCTGATGGTGCTGTCTACTTCAATAAGAACTAAAAACTCAAATAGTGACGGCCAGTCCGCTCCCGAGCTGGCCGCTCACCTAATTAGCTTGAAAGGATAACGAGATGCCAACAATCGTCACAGCGTCAGAGTTGCGCACTATTCTTGGCGTCTCGTCATCCCTATACAACGATGCTTATCTAAACGACATTATTGATGCAGCTGAGGCTATTACGCTGCCGATGTTAGTTACTTACCGCTCCCGAATTGCCAAGGTCGAGCGTATGGATGACTTTGCGATTTTCACTTGTTCAGCTCCTCACCCATTTAGCGTTGGCCAATCAGTTATCATTACAGGCGTTAGCGCGACTTTTAACGGCACTCACACAATTACAGATGTCGGCCCTACCTTCTATTACAATTTCCCCACATATCCTTATCCAGCTACTTTTGATTACACACTACAAAACACAGACTTTTCTGTATCACTACCCGGTGCAGATGTAATTGAGTTTAACGTTATCCCTGCCGGTACTGTAACTCTTAGCGGGGCATCTACATATGTTGGAAACTCAGCGGTCGAAGCTGCGATTTTAACAATCTGTGTAGAAATCTTTCAAGCCCGCACAGCCGCAGGTGGAGCTATCGAAGGCATAGATTTCGCCGTAACACCTTACCGACTATCTAAGAATTTACTTGCCAAAGTAACTGGCCTCCTCGGGCCTTATATTGATGTTGAAACAATGGTGGGATAATGCCCATCTCAACAGATATACGCGGATCAATAAAGACTGCATTAAGCACAGTTACGGCCAACGTCTATGATTCCGTGCCTGAAACTGTTATCGCTCCTGCGGTAGTTATTGTCCCTGATTCTCCTTATATGGAATTAGAAGTAATAGGTAAAGCGACTACCAGAGTTAAACTAAATTACACAATCACCGCTTGTGTCGCTTACTTTTCTAACGCAGCAGCTCTTGATAACTTAGAGCAATTAGTTATGAGTATTCTTGGAAAGTTAAACGCTTCCAAGTATGAACTGTCGGTGGTTGAAAGACCATCGGTAACAGAAGTCGGAACAACAACCCTGTTGGTATCCGATATCCGCTTGAGCGTCCGCTACGAGCAAACCGCATAGGAGACCCAATGAGTACAACAATCATTACAGGGCGCGATGTGACCTTCACACTTGACACGAAGCCATATGACGCTCAAACAAC